TATGTAGCAGGAGAACTTTGTGAAAAGGATATATCTCTGGGAGAAATGAGGGTTCTTGCAGAAGGATACTACAACAAAGCCTTTAACACCAAAGAGAGATGAAAGACATAATAGCATTATGCCAAAGAGATTTGGATGAAAACGGAATAGAGAATGACTAAAAAACAACTTATCATAGAGCATTTTGCAGACACAGAAGATGTCTTGTTTGCGGATGGATTCGATGAAGCAATTATCGGATTCGATCCGAATGCTTGGAAAGTTGTTTACTCTCGTAACGAATGCATCAGAATACTAATGAAACAAGATGATATGCCAGAGGAAGAAGCGGTAGATTATCTTGAATACAATACCTTTAACGCATATGTAGGAGACAGGACTCCGGTATGGGTTGAGGATTTTAATTGGGATTTATAAACAATTTATTTTTGTTTATTGTCAATATTTTTTAAATTGCACTAAATTCAATTCATATGTCGGAACACAAATTTAAGACTACAAACATCAAGGGAAAAGAATACGTTGAGGTAAACGAACGTATCAAGTACTTCCGAACAGCACCGCAATACAAGGGTTGGTCACTTAACACTGAGCTGGTAGATTTTAACAGCGAAGCTTGTATTATGAAAGCAGAAATCAGAGATGACCAATGGGTACTAAGAGCCACGGGTTATGCTCAAGAAGATAAATCATCTTCTTATATAAATAAAACAAGCTATGTTGAAAACTGTGAAACATCTGCTTGGGGGCGTGCGTTGGCTAATCTCGGTATTGGTATCGATACTTCTATTGCAAGTTCTAACGAAGTATCTATGGCGGTCGCAAAGCAAAAGAATACTGCACCTAAGACTCAAGCTAAGAAGACTCCTAAGGCTCCCTCCCTTTACGAAAAAGCGGTAGAGAAACTAACGGAGAAACCGACTCAAGAGTACTACGATCAAATTATGTCTAAAGCCGGTGATAAGTTTACCGCAGCTGAAAAGAAGAAGCTAAAGGCTTTGGTTAAGTAATGGGTAAGGTACACGAACCATTTATTGACGATTCTAAATACTACTCAGATAAGTCTTACGTAAGTAATTCTATGCTGGGTAGGTTAATGGATTCCCCTCATCTATTTAACCTTTGGATGCAGGGCAAGTACGACTACCCTAAGAACTCAAACTTTGTAATCGGTAGATACGTACATACTATGGTCTTAGAGCCTGAGAAAATCGGTGAGTTTCATATTAGCAATATGAGAACAAGAACCTCAGCTGCTTTTAAAGAGGACATCAAAAAATATGGTTACGATTGGGTGGTTACAGCTTCTGAACACGAGATGTCTGTAGCTATTCAAGAGCAAATAGAAAGAAGAGATAAGCTCTCGGAGCTGTTCCTCTTCGCAGATCGTGAAGTTCCATTTATTAGTGAATGGAATGGAATACCTATCAAAGGTAAGGTGGATGCCATTACCGAATACGATGGGATGAAAGTAGTTGTAGACTTGAAGACCACTGGTAAGGAAGTAACAGCCTTCTCCAAGTCAGCAAGAAGTTTTGATTACGATAGACAAGCTTACTTTTACCTGAACCTAACGGGTGCTGATGCATTTATGTTTGTTCCTGTCGAAAAGAGCTTTCCGTATACACCAGCCCTGTATACCGCCTCGGACGATTTTGTTGCGAGAGGGAAGTATAAGTTCGAGAAGGCAATGAACCTCTACAAGCAGTTGTTTGTGGATGGGGAGTATAGTGAAGACTATCTGATTGAGGCACAACTCTAGTGTAGTTACATTGTAATTACAATTAAAAAGAACAACGAACAATTTAAATTTTATTAAAATGGCAGACGTTAAATACGACAGCGTTTTGATGGGTTACGTAGAAGACCCACGTAGAAATGAAAACGGAGAAATCACATCTTGGTCTTTCTCCTTGAACCGTGAACAAGTAGCAGACTTGACTAAGTATCAAACTGCAAAAGGCAATGTGTCTTTTACTATGTTCTTCTCTAAAGCAGGTAAGGCTATGTGTCGTGTGTACGACCCAAATAGCGAAGCAGCTAAAGAGAACGCAGCTAAGCGTGCATCTCAGAATGTAGAAGCTGATCCATTTGGATAATGAAACCGGACAAGCTAACTAAAATGCTTGCCTTGTTACTCAGATTAGATATGGGGGTTGGGGTTGATATCCAGCCCCCATTTTTGACTGGTGTAATAAATGATAAGCATTACAAGATTAAGTGCGTTGAGGTTGAACACGCTAACGGCAAGATTAAAAAGCTAGAAGCAAAAACACCTGTTACGAATCTGTTTCTATATATTAATAATAAGAAGGGCAATAACATAGTGCTTATCACAAGCAAGGGGACAAACAAACTGCTTTCCCAAGATGTAACTATGAATGAGTTGGCTGATTACATTTTATATAGAAACGAAATGGAATTCTATGAGAACAATATACTTAGCTAATGTCCTCGTAGAATATGAGCAAAGAAAGTCTTGGATTAAACATCAAATAGAAATGACTGTACTTACTGATAGTATTTTTCAAATAAGTAAATACCCTCATTCTATGGACTACATCAGAAAACATTTGCCAACCAAAAGAAAAGGCGTTAGATTTAGAATCAAGAAGATAGAACTCATTAAAGAGTTAGGTAAATCATTTCATTACAATTAATATGGGAAATTTTAAAAGATACCCGTTAGACCTCACGACACAGGACAAGATTAAATCGGTAGGTAAAGAGGTTGTAGACCTGCTGATAGAAAAGAATGAAAGCTATGGAGACTCAGCGCTTGAACCCGCTAACATCTTTGCAAGTGGTAACGCAGTAGATAATCTGTGTGCTAGAATAGACGACAAGCTAATGCGTATTAAAACGCAAGGGTTCAGAGGCTACGGAGAAGATAATATCAAGGATCTGATTGGATATTTAATCCTTCTTAAAATAGCTGTATCCGAAGAGGAATCTGATTTACAGGACTGGCAAGAGGAAATCTTACATAAGGAAGATATTAGTCATAACGGTTACTACCAAACCACTACATAATATGATGGTATCTATAGCAGAAACGCTATACACCAACGACATACACCACATCGGTTTGGAGTATGCTCTGGAACGTATAGCTACAGGTAAATCCAAGGACAAGGTTGAAGAACTTAGGAGCCTTGAAGACTCTGAGAGAGGACGGGTAAAGAAAAATTTACCAATCGTAATGTTCTCAGGAACTTTTACAGGTCGTAAGGATGAGTTACTAAAAGACCACAGCGGTTACATAGTATTAGACTTCGATAATCTTGATAACGTAGAACAAGCAAAGCAAAGTATTGGCTCAGACAAGTATGTATATTCTTGTTGGGTTTCTCCATCTGGAAATGGGTTAAAAGCTTTGGTTCGTGTGACTAACCCCGAGCGTCACCGTGACCACTTCCGCTCTTTAACATCTTACTTTGAAAAGCAATACGGTATTGAGGTAGACCCTAGTGGTATCAATGAATCCCGTGCTTGTTTTGAATCCTACGATCCGGACATCATAGTCAACTCAAGTTACGAAAGGTTTGGCGGTATGCTTTCTGAGAAGTCTCAGAATCAAGTAATGGTCAAGCAAGAAAATGTAACAGACTACTACCGACTCAACCTTGCAGCTACAATGGTACGCAACTCTCAGGATGGGGAGCGTCACGCTGTTTTATTTAAAGCTGCCAGGCTATGTGGTGGTTATATAGCTGCCGGTCGTATTGAGGAGGAGGAAGCCATTCGTGTACTTGTTAGAGAGTTCTCTCGTAGAGATTACGATGAGCATTACAATCCTAATAGTACAGTTAGAGACGGTATTGAGGTTGGTAAGCAGATGCCTTTATCTGAGATTGCTCAAGACGAGAAAGATGCCCGTAGAAAGCTACAGGTAGAAGAGGGCGATATGTCTTTCATATCATCAGGCGATGAAGACTTTAAATGGATTACAGCTTTCGCAAACGGTGAGATTCAGATAGGTTTAGATACAGGAAACAAAGAGTTGGACAAACATTTTAGATACAAGAAAGACTTTACTATTATAAATGGTCACAGCAACGTAGGTAAGACTACACTTGCTATGTATCTAATGGTTAACGCATCTATCCGTCACGGCTGGAAGTGGGTTATCTATAGTTCAGAGAACAGAACCGCTTCAATAAAAATGAAACTGCTTCAGTTCTTAGTTGATCGACCGATTGGCGCTATAGACTACCAGACTATGAGAATGGCTTACTCTTGGATTGAGGAACACTTTGTGATTATCAATAACAAGGAAGTAGTAAGCTACGCAGACCTCATCGTTTATGCTGAGATTATGATTGCGAATGACGAGCAGTTTGATGGCTTCTTCATAGACCCTTACAACTCCCTCAGAATCACTATCTCCAACAACAACATAGGTGTACACCAATATCACTACGAAGCGGCTTCAGAGTTCCTTACATTCACTACAGCGTATGACAAAGCCGTTTGGTTAAACACTCACGCTGTTACAGAAGCTCAAAGACGTAAGGGTACTGATGGTCTACCAATGGCTCCGTACGCAGAGGATACTGAAGGCGGGGGGCTTTTCGTGAATAGGGCTGATAATTTCTTGACGTTTCACAGAAAAATTCAGCACGAAGACCCCGAGGTTCGCAGGACTATGGAGTTCCACGTTAGGAAGATTCGTGAGACTGAAACAGGTGGCGGTCCAACTCCGCTTATTAATCCTGTTATGTTCAAGATGAACACGAGCAACACCGGATTCTACTGCTTGAACGGGGAAATGAATTTGTTTGAACCAAAAACATTTCAGCCTCAGCCCGAGCAGATTATAGACATTCCATTTAGTATTGATCCAGACGATATATTTTAATGAAATCAGGACTAGAAAAATACTGTTATAAAAGACTTGAAGAAGAAGGATTCAACTTCGGTTACGAAACTCAAACGTTCACCGTTCTTGATGAATTCTACTACGAGGGAGATTACCATTCTATGACTAATGGCAGCGGTAGGTTAATAGATAAGACTGGTAAAAAGGTTCGGGGTATTAAATATACCCCGGACTTTATCCTCCCTGACGACCAAATTATCATAGAAACAAAGGGTTACATAAGAAGTCAACACAGTTTTCCTTTGAGATTTAAATTATTTTTATCATATTTGAGTAGAAACGGTATGGGAGATTGGGGAATCTACCTATTAAAAAACCAAAAACAGGTAAACGAAGCTATTCAACTGATAAAAAATGAACGCAAATGACCTAAGCCACTTCTACTGTCTTGCGACACTTAATGCACATAAGGTGCTTGACGAGCTGTACGAGGAGCTACACACACGCAAAGGAGAGCCAAAGACTAATCCGGTAGACATCAAGTCTATAAAACAGTCTTACATCTTTAAGATCCGCCAAGAACTAGATTTAATACAAGCTTCGGTGGAGGAACACTTCGAGAAGTTGTGAGCTGGAAGCCTAAAGAAACCGCTTTGTTTGACCACTTAAAGTCTTTATACATTGAAGATTTAAATTGGTCTAAAGACTGCTACTCTCATCACGACTGTTACTCCGAATTACTTAAGTGTGATATAGAACTAAAGTGCCGCAATAAGCACTATGATGACTTGGTTATAGAGAAGTATAAGTACGATAAGCTTATGTCTAGGGCAGACAAGTATTCTACTATAGCCGTTTACATCTGCCAAACCCCCAAAGGTATTTACGGATTTAACTTATCTAAATTAGATGAGCCAGATTGGTTTATCAAGGGTATGCCTAAGACATCTCACTTTTCACAGAGACAATTTGTAGATAAGGAGGTAGGTATGCTTCATATAGATCTCGCAAAGTTTTATAAATAAAAAGAGGGCTAGCAGCCCTCTTTCTTTTTCTTTGCATATTGGCAAGTTCCGTCACACTCGACAGGTCTCACCTCGCAGTACTTACGCTTAGCGTTAGTATCCTGCGGCTTTTTCCTTTTCGGCATTATTTTTTAGCTTGTCTTTTTAGTTCTTCTATGAATCTTTTTGATGGTTTAAAGTCAAGTGTCTGCTTCATATATTTAAGTTGCTCAGATGTCTTCCTAGCGGCTTCTACGCTGCTGAAATCTGGTGTACCAAAATAGTACACATAAATCTTAGCGGCTGCCTCTGGATCCCTGGCGTACATAACATCAAGAATCTTATAAGCATCCTTAATCTTACTTAAGTCTGTTGTAGAAATCTTGTTGTATCGTTGTATAGCATACTTTCTATCCGCTGGTACAGTAATGGTCTTTAAGAATTCTTTCATTTCTTCTAAATTCTTTTCTCTAGCCAATATATCAGTTGTCTCTTTGATTCGGTATCTCTCGTCACCCTCTAGCATCTCAATCTCTTTTACCTTAGACCTGATGTATTGTTTTGATTTAGGATACGATGTACCTACAACTCTTGACAAAGCACTCTTACCGATTCCACTAAATACTTTCAATACATTTCCATTGTAAATAGAGTCTTCTTTCTGAACAGGGTCGTATAACATATTTGTTACAAAGTCACCTATACTATACGCTATAGCTACAACAGCATTGGTTCTTGGCGAGGTAGTAATGGTTTCTACAGAAGCTTTTAATCTTCTTGGAGAAGCCCCTGTTACCTGCCCAATAGCCTTGTAAAGTAAAGGTATGTTCATATCATATCTTCCCTCTTCTGACGGACTTATTTTTCCAAACTCATCAGCTGGAGAAATCAAAGACCTTCTATACACATCGTAGTTGCTGATGTATTTATAAGCTGCGCTAAGTGTAGGAGGAAGTTTTGCTAAATTATCCTCTAGCGTTATACCTACAGGCAAGGCATCTTTAAGTGAGTTCCAGCTTCTCTGAATTTTATCTTCAGTTAATATAGGGTCTTTTTCTCCCTTAGCTCCATAATACAGCGCACGTCCAGCTAGCTCAGCTGCTGTCAAGAAAGGAACTAGCGATTGTGTTTTTCTAATTCTTACGAATCTAGGATTTCCATCTTTATCCTTTCCGGGAAGCATAAACACAAAGTAGTTATCCTTAATGTAGTCTGGGATATTGTCGTAGTCATCCTCATCATCTCCTGCGCTGAGGTTATACATAACCAGTCCCATAACAGCTAATGACACTTGAGATATTTTAGTTATAAATTTCTCAGGATTTTTAGCAATATACTGTCTTGATATACGGAAGCCCTGAACGGCTGCGTTTAGATAAGGAATCCAGCGATCAAGTTTCTTAGCCTCTGTACCCCCTTGGTTAAAGTCCATTGTCTTACGAGATTTTGCTACTGCAATAGCTTTGATTTCATCATCAGAATACTCGTTCTTCCCTTGCTTTCTTTCTCTCGTAAGCTTGTCTTTTACTTGTTTGTAAGAAGCTAGACGCATACCGAGTTCTGTTTTCTCGCCAGTATATTGAAGTGTAAGTCCAGCGTTTTTAAGTACCTTATTCGTTATGTTTGAAACCTTTTCTGAATCATCCCCTTTTAGTCTCTTGGCAATACCTTTAACACCTTCTTGACCATAGGTGTAGAAAAATTCCATCATACCTCCATTCTCAATGTACTCTTCTAGCAGTTGAGAAGCTTCTTCGGCTCTTTTAGATTTTATATTAGCATCTGCTTCAACCAATCCAGCAGTCATCTTAGTCACGTTTCTGGATATCTTAAAGAAACTTACAGGAAGCATAGTGTCATCGTAAATATCTGTAAAGAACAATACGTTGGCAATATCCATAGGGACGTTAGAAATAAAGAAGAATGGGTTGTAGCCAGTTGCACCTGCTTTAAGTAAACTCACACCAGCAGCCACATCTTTGAGATCGCCTATAAAGCTATGTTGAGAGATAGATTTAAGGGAATCGGTCCATTCTTGTTCTAGTTCTGTTTGCATTTGGAAAGCACGCAGCTTGCCATTAACACGATAGTATACGTTTTTAAATCCTATTTCGGGATCCATAACAATCGCATTACCGAATTTATCAGTCAATACATTACCTTCCTTATCGGTTTTGTATTTAGCTTTTTTATACCAAGACACAGCTGTTTGATCTTTCATTGATTCAGCCAATGATTTATTCATTTCATTAACAGCTTGTCGGTTACTGATTGAAACAGAAACGCTGTCTAATATGTATCTAGAATCCATAATTAAAGAGGATTCAGATCCTTGTCTCAATTTTTTTATTTGTTCTGTTTTTAAACCGGTATCTCCATATATCTCCTCATCTTTATAAACAGCCATCATTTCGCCATTCTCATCTAACTCAATGTTGAATATTTTATCTATAAACATACGAGTGATGTACTTATCTGACTTGAATCGGTTGTATGTTTGTTCATCAATGAGTCCAGCTTCGTAGGATTTCTTTAAATTTTCGTTCATCGCTGAAAAGTACTTATCTGCACGATTCTTAGCGTCTTGATAATAAGAATATCTTGGAGCCTTGTTTTCTAGCCACCATCTAGCGTATATCTCAGTAGTGCCTTTTGGGTGCTTCATTACACCGTTGTCTTCAATGCGTTTTTTAAGTTGAGCTTCTTGTTGCTCAATCTTCTTGAGTACACCCTTAACTTCTTTTGTTTCTTCTTTAGAAAGTCTTAGCTTCAATCCTTCTCTTACAGCTTTCTTGTTTTCGACAAGCTTGTCAAGTTGTGACTGAGCAACATTTCTTCTAGCCCTACGATTAGATTCAATCTGAACAATACGCTCCATTTGCAGAATCTTGTTCATCAATCTTTCTACAGGCTTAGTAATTCCATCATAGATTTCCTTCTCAAACTTTTGAAATCTACTCACCCCCCTGGCTTTAGATCCAGCACGATTGGTCATCAGAGACTCAGCTGCTTCTAAATTTAACTTTTCTAACTTACGTCTTATATTACCTTGTCTGTCAGACCATTCTGTGGTGAATCTCTTTTTTAGCTGTCCTTTTTTAGATGCATCGGCTAAAAGAATTTGCTTTTCTGAATCGTTAAGCATTTCTTCTGCTAGATCTGGCATAGACTCGAAGTCGTCTTCCACATCCTCTTGGAACAAGGATTGTCTGCCCATATCTAGCATACCTCTAGCAGCCATCTCATCAATAGTAGCGCTATCTCCAAACATAGCATCGTAGAAAGAGTACATATGCTTTCCGTCTACCAATCCCTTGTATTCAATAGAGTTACCGTCTCCAAGGTCTAATTTACCGTTTGGCAGCTTGAGCGGATCGTTTTTCTCTTTTGCTATCTGAGTAAAAGTCTTTCTTTTAGGAGCAGCTTTCTTAGGGGCTTTAGTCTTCTTAGCAACCTCTTCTGCCTGTGCGGTTTCTTCAGCAACCATCTGGGCTTCGTTCTGTTGCATCTGAGCTTTCTCAGCAGGCGTAAGAATCATATCGTCAAAGATTTGTCTTACCTCTGGAGTAAGCTCTCTAGCGATAGCTTTGAAGCGTACACCCTCGTAAATCTTCTTCAACCATTTTCTTAGATTGTCAAAGATTTTCTGCAATGCTGGAACCGGTGCTTTGCCGTCAGCTAAGTATCTTTCAAAACCACGTGCAAACGCCTCAGAGAAGTCTACTGTTCCTCTTTTGAATCCAGACCATTTCTCTACAATTTTAATCTCATCTGCGGATAAGTATCTTTCGTATACGTGTGAGAACTCGTGAAGCGGTGTGGTTACATCCGGGTTTGTGAGGGCGTAAATCATAAACGCTGCATCCTCTACTACCATTGCACCTTTAATCTTCTTAGCCTCGGTCTTGCTGTCACGGATAGCTTTAATCTTGTACTCGCCTCCGTACTTGTATACCTTGAGGTTCATCAGCTTGTACTTCTTACGAAGCTCTCTAGCTTTACCTTCTGCCTCTTTCTTGTCTTTAGACTTGAAGTTCTTTATCTCTTTAGATATTTCAGAAACTTGGAATAAAGGAAAAGACTGAGGAACCTTCCAATAATCGATAAACTCTAGTTTAGTGTTAGGTCCAACAGCACTATGAACTAATGGTGAACTTTTCCCTAACAAGTCATATCGCATACTATCAGGTGTTTTTGCCTGATATGATTTTGTTGTTCTGGTTTTTGCTATATATCCTTTTTCACCAACCTCTAAATCCCATATACCGTTTTTAGTTTTAATATGAAGTGTAGAATCTATTTTCCCTTCTACCTTTATACTTGTGCTGGATCTTACATTATGCCAGTCTTCTATACTTCCGTATGGAACTAAATTAACTCTAGAGGTGGATGACATATCTCCGTCTCCATCAAGAAGTTCTGCGTTTATAACTTCTTGTACGTCTCCTATTCTTACATTGTATTTTTCAGAAAGAGGGAATTCTATATTAATAGACTCACCTTCTCTTATGTATATTTTTTCTATATCTACATCTGTGTCTCTGTAGACAATAGTTGGAGGCGGTCCGTCTGTGTCTAAATTAATAATTACTTTTATTTCATTTGTAGGTAAATAAGTAACATCATCAGTGACCTCGTTGTACTGCTGTTCTATGTTGCCTATATCTGTTAAATACTTGTTGTGATCGTAATTATCATCAGCCCAGGAAACAAGCATAACTTGTTCCGGAGTCACACCTAGTAAATCCCAGCCACCTTTTTGCTCAAACTCCCTGATAAAACCATCACCATCTTCTACGGCTCCGTTTGAAACGAAGTCTCTAATAGTTTTCTCAGCAGCTTCCATTGTTTCAATAGACTGAGGCATATTAAACACAGCCTCAGCGGATGCATTTTCTCTTTCTATAAATTTTTGAGCATTTTCTATTTCACCGGAGTTTAATATAAAATCGTGTTCAGCATCTTTATATTTTGCTATTCTGCTTTGAGTAGGAGTTTCTCCCTTTATTTGATCAATGGTTCTGGTTTCATTATCGATATTAATGGCAGTTACAACCTTACCGTCTTTTGTTAATAAATAGAAATCACCCCTATTTAAGTGCTGTTTAGCATTGTATTTAGTACAAAAAATTGTGTCCTGAGTCATAATAACAAGATCATCAATTTCTTGCGCTGCTGACACTCCAAAAGTATCTCGGCTAACACCTTTAAACTTGTACGCTTTAAAACCGTTCTTATTGTATACAACCCTATCATCCTGTTTCAATACACCCTGCTTAGATTTACCAAGCATCTTGATATACGACTTTAGAGGATGCTCTTCTGATTTTCCAGACATTACCCATTCTAAGGCAACTTTTTGTACCATAGGGGTCAGGTTTGCTGTACTCTTTTTGTCTCTTTTGTAATCCTTGTCTGTGTTTAAGTCGTATCTAAATGAAACAAGTTTGTCAAAAAGAACCAATGCTCTTAGTTTTTGCTTTGTATCAGGAAGGTTATACAGAAATTCACCCCATTGACGTATAGTTTCTATTTGATCTTGTTTTATGTGATCGGCAATAATTGTTTTTGCTTCCTGAACTGAGCTTTGATAAAAATTTTCGGCTTGTTCGTCAGTAACCTGCTCAGACAAAGGTTTTCCTTTTTCCAGTTTTATACCAAGTCCACCGGCAGCAGTTATTCTCATTAAAGCATCTAAACTTTTGTTTTCTGATATATCTTTAGGATCAAGAGATATAACTTTAGATTCTTCCATCGCACGAAAAACACCAGAACTTTTATCGTAATAAAAATCCAAAGCAGTATTCACAGCTTCAGAAAAGCTTACACCTTCCTTTCTCCTGAGAATGTTTTTCCCAGTAATTTTATTTAGTATATTGATTCCTTCTACTATTATTGGGTCATCAATACCTTCTCTTGTGTGCTTTTCTAAAATTTTGTGTTCAATAGGGTTTAATTGAGCCAGCGTCATAGATTCATCGTGAATCTTGTTACTGTCTATTGCACTATGTTTAGATTGTTTTAGAAGACGTACGGCATCAGTCTCAGTACCTTTTACATACTGAATCCCCTTCATTACATCACTCATCTCGATGCCCTTGCGAAGTGCAAGGTTCTTCATACCACGATAAATGATTTCAGTAGCAGCTTCAGCTTGACTATCCTTCAAGCCAAATGCTTTAGCCATAGCATAACGAATACCCTTCTTGGTTTTAGGCTTAAATATTCTTTGATCCTTCTTGCCCTTTTCCTTCTTGACTTCAACCTCAACCTTCTTAGCGTCAGATACAGCTTTGAATCGGTCGTATGTTGCCTTCTTACGTTTAGCGAATACATCAATCAAGCCTTTAGCGTTACGAATAGTAACAGGCTTTCCGTTTTCAATAGTAGCTGTGTAGTTACGCTTTCTGTTACCTTTTGAGTCAATTAGAGAGAAGGATACTCTCTTTTTGTTTCCAGTTTCTTCTACATTTTGTACTACATATGTAGCTCTATCAATAGTAAATCTATCTCCCTGCTGACCATACGTTCCGATGAACTCAGTCATAGATGTAGCATTGCCTAGAGACTTCTTGAACTCTTGAGTAAACTTCTTGTTAGCAGCTTCTTTAGTTGCTGTAGGAGAGGACTCGGTTACAATATTTGCTGATTCAATGGTAAACGCCTTCTTTGGAGCTTCTTTCTTAGGCTTTTGTTGTTTAACTTTTTTCTTAGGAACTTCAACAGTCTGTTCCTCTACCTTGGGCTGGACTGATTGTTCGATACGATCAACCATACCTTGAATCTCACTAATCTGAGAGTCGTACTCGCTTGTATCGTCACCTTCTTTAGCAGCTTTAGCTTTCTCAGCCTCAAATGCTTGAATAGCTTTTTTAAGATTCTGAACTGTTGGTCCAAGCCCTGCTTTTATAGCCTGCGCCTTCTGTGCGGCTAGGTCTTCTTTTCTCTGCTCTTCTGCAACTACTTCTTCAGCTACAGGTTCGGTTACAGGTGCAGGTTTAGCAGGTGCTTTTTGTTCCTGATTAGGTGCAGGTGGTGCTACCTGTGGTTCACTATCATCAACACGGTATTTCTGCTCAACCTGTTTCTTGCGTTCTACAAGTTGCTCTACTTTCTTTTCTAGAGCCGGTTTTGCTTTTTCGGACTTGAATTTATCGATCTTGTCTAGTACAGATACAATCTCACTGTCTAGTCCTTTTACTTCTTCATAATCCTCTTCGGTGAACTTATCGTAGAACTCGGTTTCTTTTTTCTGAACCTCTTTGTATTCTTCTACCTTCTCGTCACGAAGTTTTCTGTATTCCTCTCTTTCTTCTTCATCGAGAGCCTTGTCTTTTGCGGCTTCGTCAAGATCAATAATCTCTTGCTTAACCTTAGCTTTTACCTCTGCGTTCTCGGTATCCCCAACAACAGAGTTTCTTCTTAGAGCTACACCACCACCCCCAAGTACACCCCCAGAAATAGCACCAACTAAAAGATTCTCCAAACCTTGCTTAGAGAACATAAAGTCCCACTGTGTGCCAGAGATTTCGTCTTCACCTCTTGCGATAGCACGGTTAGCCTCTTCCATACCGGACTGAAGCCACTCGGTATACCCCTCTTGGAAGCCACTCTCTGCCATCGATCTAAGCACTTCTTTTGTACCAGACTTACCTAGCATTTTAGTCATAGTCTTGGTAGCTCCCTTAAAACCTTTTTTCTCTAGGTAACCGGCAGTAGCACCAATAACAGCAGGTGCTAAAAACTCGTCCTCTCCATCAAAATAAAGTTGCTCGATATCCTTACCCTTTTTCTTAGCAACCTCTGCATTGTAGTCATAAAGACCATACCCAACCATATCAGTATATATACCGACTCCAGGAACCAAAGCCCCGGCAGCAGCTGTAGGAATGATTTGCATCACAGCGCCTGCGATGTTTGATGCTGATTTAGATATGCTGTTCCAGCTTTCTGCTTCTGTAAGAGGATTGGTTTCAACCATCTTGCCTTCAAGCTCTTTGAGGTCGCTTAAAGCATTCATCTGAAGCAGCTCCTTGCTAATGTCTGTGGCAGCAAGTCCAGCTGTGATTGGGTTAGATGAGAATATAGCATCAGCTACGAACTCTCCAACCTCATCTCCGAGGGTCTTTTCCGCAGCAGTTACAATACTTAACGCAGCACGTTGAGGAATGCCTTGTATTTGATACCAGACATTGTTAATGTTGTTAACGAGGTTATCTCCAGCTGATAGAGAACCCGAAGTCGATTCCAAAGATTGAGAATCCGTAGACTCTTTTTTTTTACCGTATTTACCTTTGTAATCGTCTACAACGGCTTGAATATAATCAGGTGTCTCTCCGTTTGATTGCATCTCCTGGACAATACCATCTAGTTTAGTCTTGTCCTGCTCGTTTAAGAATAATTCTTCTGCCATCAGTAATTGTATCTTTGTCGTGCAGATTTAGCATCGAACTGTTCTTGCGAAGATACGGATTTTTCAGTGTTTAATTTGTAAATGCCTGATATGATGTCTTTTAGCTTACCTTCGTATTTATCGTCAGTAGCATATCTGTTACCGTCTTTATTTACGAACTCATTCTCTAACAACCTGTTCCAGTTTCCGTCTTCAGGCATATAATCTTGCTGTAACAATCTAGCGTAAGCTTCTAAGCCTCCAACCCAATCAGTCATCTCACGACTCACGGCTTTTTGCTCTGCTGAGTCTTTACGCATTGTATCGCCAGATGTGTAGTTGCCTACGTTGTAAATATTCTTTGTTCTAGCGCCACGACCTTTAGTTCCAAAGTTTGATTCCAGTCTACCTTGAGCTAGAATGAATTCTATAGGAACCCCGTACTTGGCTGATACATCAATAACGTCTTGTGCTGTAATTGGGGAGTTTCCGTCTGAGTATTTTTCAATGTAAGACTGAATCTCCTTTTGATTCACAGCAAAGTCTCTATTCATTGTCACAGGAGCTTGATTTAAAGCGCCCTCCATATTCACACGTCTTTCTTGAGCTAGAGATTCGGTTACATTTACAGGTACAGCTTTTTGAGTAGGTTCTGATTCAGTTTCTGTTTCGCTGCCAGCAAGAGCCTCAGCAGAAGTAGGGTCTACCTTTTCTTCTCTGAACTGATTGTAAACATCATCGATTCTATCTTTTATTGCGGCAGAATAAAAATCGAGAGCCTCCTCAAGATTTTCTTCTTTCTGCATCTTCTTCACAGCCTCGTTCTTCATCTGAACAGAGATAGGCTCAGTACCACTGATGTGACCTCTTGCAATTTCTGCGTAGATAGCTACATCTTCTAGGAAGTTTTTGTCTGACTCAATCTTGTATCTAAGTTGTTTGTCAAGTCTTAGATAAGCTTCGTTTGCATCTTTAGACCTAGAAAGCACGCCAACGTTTTCTCTATCCATAATGAATGAAGTCGGTGCTACATAGCGACCAGTCTTTGCCTCTCTGGGGATTATGAATGAATTGTCTGGATTGATTTTGTCTGAGAACATAGTATGCTGAGCAAAGGGAACATATCCCGTACCGCTTTCAATCATAATCTCTCCGTTCTGAATCTTCCAGTTTACATTTCTATTCATTTTTTCCGAGAAAGATCTGTCTACATCTTCTTGTGTTGAAGCATACCCTTCACCTTGATTTGCATAGAAACCTTGATATTCTTGAAGCATAGTCCCGCTGACACTTACGCCAACGTTCATAATCTGATTGAGCTTTTGATTCCATTTGTCAAAATCAGACTTAGCCTGTGCGCTACCAGTCTTTTCGTATTCAACACCAGCCTTCATCATTTCAGAAAAAGCCCCTAGTGCAGGTCCATCGTACCCAGCTTTTAGCTTATACGCATTCTTGCTATACAGAGCCTCAGCACCAGATGCGTTGATCTCACGCTCTCTGCGCATACGCTCTTTCTCGTCTTTAGCCTCTTGCTTTTCACGTAACTGTCTCTCCAAAGCTCCTAGCTCTGGTACTTTAAATACTGTTGTTCCTAGCGGTCCTGACATTACTTGTTCTTTTTAGCGTTCTTTTCAAATCTCTTGAACAGTTTACGTGCATAAGAGCTTTCTTTAGCAACTGCCTTTGCTTGTTCTGGATTCAGTATATATTCTCCACCTGTAGCTTCACCAACCTTCTGACCGTCTTGTACTAAATGAATAGGGTTTGTGTCGTGGTTAAAAGCTCCTTTAGTCTTCATACCCCCTTGCTCGAATACAGGATAACCGTTTCTCTTTGGTCTTCCTTTCTCGTAAGCGGAAATGATTTTATTTTCTTCTGGTGTGAATGTTATCTCTTGTGACTTCTTGTAGTCAGAGTTAGTGTATCCACGCTCCAGCATCATCTTGTCTCTGTATCTCTTGATGATTGCCTCGTTCTCTGGCGTAGCCTGATACCCATTTTGGTCTATCGTAGGCACAAAGCTCATAGCGTTTGGATTAGTAGACCTTCCTAAAAGCTCGTCAAAACGACCCTTAGGCGCTCCAGATACAAACTTATCTCTCTCTGTAGCGAAGTCGTAAGACTGTGGCTGAGCTGGCTTAAACGATTCACCTAAATCACCTACAGAAGGTCTTTCAAAGCGACTCATATAGTTCTTAGCAAAATCCATTTCAGGAGTGTCTATTTTGAGACTAGGAACATCAGCCACTTTAGCCTCAGAACCTTCTCCGTCTAATCCCCCGAATCTAGCCCTAGCTCTCTCTAGAAGACTTCCTGGTCGTTTGTCTCCACTTCCACCTTCTTTGTCTTTTAAGGCAGCAAAACCTTCCGTAAGACCTGTAGCCATAGAGCTAAGCCCACCGCCTATATTACCTAATGCGGCTTGGTAAGCCTGACTAGCTCTATCCATTTGAGCTTGACTGCGTCTTTCTCTCATCTGAACAGATCTTTCTTCTGCTCTAGCGAGTTCTGAACCAGCCTGTAGTCTTACAGCTCTTTCTTGAGCGAGCATTCTGTTACGTTCATTTTGAGCCTGTCCTGTAACAGCGCTTAGTCCTCCGACCAATGCACGACCACCTGCGCCTTGAAGGGCTTGCACAGATGTTCCGATGTTACGGTCAATGCTTTCAGATTCCATTCTTGCAATCTCGGCATCATAGGCGTTACGATAGTTTTCGTAAAACTGAGCAGGTGTCTCCAGTGAAGGAGCTGCTGCTTGAGCTGCGGCAAATTCAGCATTAGCCCTTGGTATTTGACTGGCTCCATAAATAGCCTGAGCAGCCCCTAGCCCAGCCTGTATGAATCCGCCAACTGCGTATTTTTTTGTATTATCCTTTTTTGCCTTCATATTGCAAATTTACTGTTTTTAGTTCACTCTATCGTTGTGTAGCCTAGACCTGTCGTAGTTCACAGATATTGCGTGAACCTCAAATGCACTAGTATCACTGGTCTCCATTTTAATCTTTAAGAAAACATCTCTCATAGGGTCACCATCTACAGAAGCGGTATGCTGTACAACAATGTGGTCACCTGCGTTTACAGATGGCGTTGCACTACATTCTATCGTCTTTCTGTCTACTAGAGATGCAACTGTAACACCTAGCGAGGTAATAGTGCTACCCGATACGGTGTTTAGTGTATCTCCTACTACAAAAGGAAGTCTGTTAACAGGAGTGGTGAATGTAATGTTATCACCAGATACAGAATCAACAACACCGATAAAAATCTTATGAGATGTTGATACCAGTGTATCTCTAGGTATAAGTGCGTATCTATGCTTTTCTCTCTCATCAAATTCAGATATGCTGGTTTGCTGATCAGAAGTGGTCAGTGTAGATGTCCAAGTACCATTCCCCTCAACACCAAGAGCTTCAAACGTTTTAATCATAGAAGGATTAAAGTTTGACACAACCTCAAACATAGAGTCGTATTGAGTTCCATAGAAATTATTTCTAGTTGCATTCACATTGTGTTCCCAAACAATGTCTGTACCGTTGTCATAGAATCCGTACAGTGTGTTGTTTACAGATACGTAGTTTGAAGGTACGAAACTATACTTGCTTCCCCAAACCCCTTCTTTGTGTTTGTATGCTATAGTGACTCCTGTTGTGTTTGCTGAAGAGTCTCCTATGGTAATAGCCGTTCCTGTACAAGTTGTGCTAGGAATTGTGAGAACCCCTGTAGATAGGTTCAACTGACCTATTGTGGTAAACGAGTAATCAGAATCGGTTACTATTACATCTATAGTTCCGGTAGTACCCATAAATGCAATATCTACTAGAACTCCGTTAGACTGAAGTATGTTGTCTAAAAATACAACCCCATTGCCAACTTCATCCCAGTCGCCACAGAACTCATCCCAGTTAAATCCAGCCAAGTTCCAAAGAACAGTTTGAGATGTAAATGTAGGGGAAACTACAATATTACCGCTTCCATCCGTAGGAAGATCATAGTTGTCGCTACCTATAGTTATTTCAGCAGAGCTAGTACCTTCTATAGATATTAGATACTCATCATTGTCGGGGTCAAACCCGCCTACCACCAAAGGAGATGATGAGTTTGAAACCAGCTCCTTGAATGTTTTCTCAAAGAAGCTAGACATTCCCTTTTCGCTAATAGGTGTAATTCCGTCTGCGCTGATGCGTATAACTTTTCCTGCCTTGACATCTGTGTAGTAAACAACACCAAACCTTTCAACAGCTGACTCTGGGTTTCCTGATGTTCCGTAATCACCTGCGTAATAAGAAGGTACGCCTAATACATTTTTAGAGACAGTTACTCCTGCCTGTCCACCAGTGTATTCAATCAAGTTTCTGCCGATAGGCATCTGAGAAGCCTTGCTGTCTTGCAATACAGTGAGTGCATCGCCACGCTGAATCAAAGCATCTATTTGACCGTAAGAAATGTCTAGGTCGGTCCAGTTAGCCAGGCTCAAGTTGAATGCACTCAGTCCAAGCACTTCTGAGTCTGATACAAATGCATCAGAATAGGTCACAGAAGCGATTCTACGTATTGTTTTAGCCTCAGGTATATATCCATATGGCTTGCCCTGAGATCTGTCCTTAGACTCAAAGAAGTCGCAAATAGAATAGCTCTCAAGGAAGTCAACTATAGAAGGTGTAGACCCGGCTCCTTTATAGGAAATGTTGTCGATTTGTTTGTTTGACACATAAATGAGATGCGGTCTGAAGTAGACATCCCCTTGATCAATCTGAATAACCGAATCTGGATTGGTTACCGTGACAGCAGAGCTTCCTGATGGAGGGGCTACTGCTGCATTGTTTTGTGCATACGCATAGTAAGTTCCATCCTCCTCGTACACATTGAGTACAGTTAAATCAATGTTTGTACCAGAAAGAACATCTCCCTTAAATATGATATCGCTACTGTTAAATTCAATAGTACCTGTTCTCCTAGTAATGTTGATTGTAGGAGTAGTTGTGCCTCGTTCGTCAGAGTGAGTGCCAGACGATATATCGTAAGCTTTACCAAAATCATAATAAACAAATTCGTCAGGCTGTTTTAGTGGTCTGTAAACCTCGACAATACATTTTCCGAACCATTTGCTGTTGTTGTTTGCTACAGCTGAGTAGCTGAATGGGAATACACCGTTGTCCTCTAAAATCAAAAAGTCTCCAGAGGTTACACTCTTAGCGTCTTCATTTACTTTGTCAAATATCGGATTTGTTGACTCGTCTTTCGTTAGTCTTTCAAACCCAAGAACATTGAACTCGTCTCTGTAAGTTTCGTCTCCGTCATATCGTATGATACGAAGCCTATCCCCCTTTTCGTACTGATAGTTGATGTCAGCACCAAAAGATTTATTGTACCCACTGTCTCCGAATATTGAGTTTAGTGATATGTATATCTTGTTTTTAGTATCTAGGCTTGTGGTTCGCTCAAGATTATTTGTAGGTATGAAAGCACCGTTCACACCGTACATAAGCTTCATCTCATTATCACCCATACCCGTGTAAACAGGCAGCCATTTTTTAGCCCAAGATGGTGCTGAGTGCTTTAGTCTCATAACTATAGAAGCCTGACCAAACAATTCATTCTCGCTACCTCTATTATTTAGCTTTTCCACAAAAGAGCTGCCTAGTTCCTGAACACCTGAAGCTCGCCCCCGGTCATCCAAGTACACAACACCGAGTCTATGAGAAGCTCCAGATTTAAAAGACTTGTATCCATCAAGGTCCTCAAACACTCCTGTAGCCCCCATAATAATCTCCGGGTCAGTGAAGTAAGGAGTAGCCTTTCTAGTGCCCGAAAAAACGTTAAGTCGGAATCGGTTTGTAGATAGTATTTCCGTAGGCTTTGTACCGTTTTTAAAAAACTCAAAAGGCTCTAGGTCGATATACTGCATAGAGAGTTCATACTCGTCAGTAGTACCTGTAGTGAACAACTTGAACTTAGCGCTGCCTTTGAATGCGCCTTTTTCTGCTATAAGATTCACAACGGTATGCTCTAGCACACTCAGCCTTCTTACACCTTGACTTGGATTTAAGAAACAATCATATGTTTTGCTAGTAATCCTATTCTCTACAAGAGTTTTGATTCCAGCTAAAGTGGTTGTAGTGGATACATCAATGACCTCTCTAAAATAAACGCCTTCTGAGCGCATAGTTAGTGCAGGAACAAAAGTGTCGTTATATGTCCACCAAACTCCCAATGCACCCAGGAAAGAACTCCAGTTAGCAGAGAAGAAGGATTCGCCCTTAATTTTCTCTACATCAATAGTCTTTGTCTCCAGTGCGGTTACATCGTCAATCTTATTGTACTGAATCTCTAAATCACCGTCATCAAGGACGATGTTTTCTACACCATAGTCGTTGCCACCTATATGTATGTCATCAAGCTCTACTACAAAGTTTAATAGTATTTTAGATCCACTAGGAACACTAGAAGGCAGTGAGGTGTAGTCAAACTGGAGTACTGGTTTAGAAAATTCCTCCTCGCTTGTAGGGTCTTTGATAGTTACATCTATGCTGTATATATCTTCCTTCTTATGGTAGTTAGTGAGAAGCTCCGTGTCTGTGTCAATGTTTTCGTAGCCCTCGGTGTAGTTGCCATACATAATCCGTCCACCCGCAAATGCTTGCGCACGTGCTAGCTGAGGCACGTTATCATACACTCTGTTGAGGTCGTTGTCCGACAAAGGCTTCCCTATAGTTTCGTTTATGAAGTTGATTGTACGAGCATTGGTATTAGCATCGTTGTTGTCTATACTAGCAACTTCGTAGAAAGTACCCTTGTTTCCCTCTCTAGCGTAAAGTACAATCTCCTTAACATCAGCCTTTGTGTTCCTTACAAATACGTTGATCTGATTGAAAAAGTTTTTAGCACCATCGTCAATAAACCCATACTTAAACTGATTTGATGCAAAAGCTAAAGAGCTATACGGTGATAGCGCAGAATGCTCCCCGTCTACATATACATATTTATATGCGAACTGGAAGTTCTTCTCTTTGATTAAGTTGTGTTTTACATCTGGATTATTTACCAATGTAAATGTAGGAGGACTTAGAGGCGGTTGTTTTGCTGCTGTTAAAGAGAGTAATTTTTCCTCGTCTGTACCACTGTATAAAGATGAAGGGTAATCAAAGGTTTCTAATCTGTTGATGTTGACCTTCATTGGAGGGTTTAGATTGTCTGTAAAGTACAACAATGTCTCCTCATCCTCATTGATTACTACATCACATTTAGCATAAGATTTCTCACTAAAATTTAAAACCGAATCAAAGTATAGTCTTCTAAATTTATTTGTAGTAAGGTCTATCTTGTAGATACCGTGATTCCCGTTAGAGTTCCATAACAGAAACAGTACCTCTTTATTTTTCTCGTTGGCTACAGATCCAATAACTCTGTTATCCCCTGCAGGTATGATATCAGCACTCCCCTTACCTGTTATAGCTGTAGTTCCTTTTACGTTCTTTACAACACCAGCAGTACCTTCGTCATCGTTACTTATTCTGACGTTGAGGTTGTCTGTCATCTCAACAGACTTTATAAGCTTCTGGTCAGTATCTGAGGTTAAATACTGAGGTATGAGTTTATCGATAGCCATAGATTAACCCTTAGGGCTTTGCTTGTAATTCTTTCTAATTGTCTTGAGAGCTTCTTCTTTAGTAAATGATTTTAGACGAGCGTTGGCTAGTCTTCTTTCATTGTAGTACTCTTGTCTTGCTCTCGATTTCTCAACCATCGGTACGTTAGCTTTACGCTCCACAAGTCTGTAATAGATATAAGAGCGCAGGGCGTTCTCTGCGTAAATATGGATGGATGGATTAGTACTTCTTGCTTCATCAGCTATATATTCTACAATCACTTCACTGTATCCAGCTGTGCTGTATAATTCAATACGATTTTGTTCGTAGTTAATGCGGAACTCACCAGAGTACTTACCACCCCCGATACCGTAGGCACGTCCAATATTGCCCTCGTACAAGAAATTTCTAAAGGTGTAGCTCTCGTAATCAGACAAAGAAGCTCGGCTTCCTACCTCATCTTTAGCGTCTTCACGATCAAACACGCCATCGTTGTCTGAGTCAATTCTGTTTCCGGCTGCATCCAACTTGTATTTCATAGGAGCTGCTTGATTTTTGTTTTCTGCAAAAACATATATCAAACCGTCTCCCCCTATTACACCAATCTTAGTGTAGTCTACAAAGTCATCGGGAAGCTCAATTGTATCGTTGTCGGTGTTTACCGTAAGCTTTAATGATTTAATGCGTTTTTGTATATCAAAGCCCATCTCTCGGATACCTCGCAGCGCATAGTTGCGTATAACAACGCCATTGGCATTGTTTACATAGTCATCTCCATCCGAGGTTAAAAGGAAGTCGTTTACTATTTGGTCTACTGAAACTGTATCTCTTGCCATCTATTACTGCTTTTGTTGTTGAGCCTCTCCGCTTGTGTAGGCAAATACTTCTTGGTCACGTAGATTAATACCAATCATCTTACCGATTTCCAAAATGAGAGTCGGTACATAGTGGTCTGGTAATTCAAAATCTACAGATGTGGTAGGGTCAAACACTTCGTTTGATCCACCTAGGTTGGTTGCATTGTATCTAGGAGATAGAGCTGTTCTGGCTCCTGTACTTACATTTCTTCCTTCTGGATACTTATAGTATTTAACTTTTATCTTTTTTACCGTAGTTGGAAAAACTTCAATGTCATTTGATACTATCGCCACGGGATGGCTAGCTGAAGGAGCGGATAAATCAGATTGAAGTATATACTCAATCTTTGATTCATCATACATAACATCAATAGGGGTTGAAGTAGATGTTCCGAACACGTAAGCCCCTGAAGATTTCATAGATATAATACGTGCCAAGTCATCTGGTTTAGCAAATACACCGTTAGCTTGGCTAATATTAGACTCCTTAGAGAAGTATGCCAGATCTTCCTCCAAACGCTTGGTGTAGGAGTGGTGCATTTTTGCATCAACGTTTCTAGCACGTAATGTTTGTGCTTTTGTCAACTCGTTGAATAGGTCGTTAAATATTTTATTCTGAGCAACAGTAGTAAACGTGTTAAACACCTTAGGTGTAATGAATCCACGCTCATCTTTGTTAGCCAGATTTTTAAGTGCTGAATAAACTTCGTTTACAGATGCCATAATAATTCTGTTCTATAGGCAAAGATACAAAAAAGAAGGGGCTGCTATTGCAACCCCCTCTGATACAGTAACTTATAAGTTACCTTAGATTTTGTCTAGCTGAGATTCAATCTCTTCTAAAACCATTGCACCTTTTTCTGATAGACAGAAACGAGTGGCAATATCTATGGTATCTTGACCTGCTGGTGTAGCAACGATGAGTCGGTTACTGTCGTACCACTTTAAGCCATCATTGTCTGCACGTAGAATTTGAAAGTCTACAGCACTCATAATAGTACTCTTTACTTTCACCACAGGATTGTCAAACATCTCAATGAATCGTTTTGGATTTGCCTTAGCCTCACGAAGAAGCTCACGCTTAATCTCCATATTCTTTTGATCTGTATCAATACCTAGATACATAGCTACAGGTAGCAATTCATCAATAGACTTGTCACGAACCAGACCTACGGCATCAAGAGCCATAAACTCTTTGTCTAGCTCTACAGTAGCTTTCTTTTCAGTATCTACTAAATGAAATACTTTACCACCATTAGCAATATTGTCCGGGTGTAAATCTAGGTATCTCTGTAGATTCGGTTTTGTGTATTGTACAAGAAGGTTCTTGTTGATGAATACAACCTGTTCACGGATAATGTTCTCTGATTGTTCGTCAGCCCATACAGACATCTCGTTAGGAGAGTAACGCAGTTGTCTAACAGACTGAGTTTCCTCATCAAAGATTGTGATGTTGTTTTGCTTGAGTTTGTACCAAATACCACCGCCTTTATTGATAGTATACACCCTATCTTTTTTAGAATCGTCTATTACGTTTCTTTTAACTTTTGTAGGTGATGCGGATACTGTTGATACAGGAGAAGCCTTTGGAGCGGCTTTAGGGGCAGACTTAGAAGGTCTACCCGTTGTTTTCTTTTGGGTATTAGCTGTTGTAGCCATTTTGTTTTGTATTAAATAAAATTAAAAAAGTAAAAAAGGACCGCCCCGAAGGGCAGCCCTATTATAAAGCTATGCTTACGCCTTAATCAACATATGGCGGTTAGCAGCACGAGTGATCAAGTTACACTCAGAACGGTAGTGGAATTCCACGTTATCCTTAGTAGCGTTAGACGCACCAAGTACAGAACCGATCATCCAGTGTTCCATTTCACGAGAGTAGCCGTTTGCAGCTTTGTAGTTCATTTCCAAAGCAGGAGCTTTCTCACCAGTCTTAGCATCAGCTACTTGAGACATTGGTACAGCAACACCGTAGAAGTCTGAATCAGCCAACAATGTTGGGTCGTTCAACAACTTCCAGTCGTGCTTGTGGAATGTGTAACCACCACGAGCAAAGCTACGGAAACCAAGAGTCAACGCAGTTTCTGGGCTGTTTTGGAATGCTCCAAATGCAGCAGCACCTACAGTAGTAGCAGATGTACCAGAAGCCAACTGACCAGCAGCCAACATATCATCGATAGCCAAGTCTTGCGCGCGGTTTACGTAAAGAGCGTACTCAGATGCAGCACCTTCTTTATCGAATACCTTAACGATGTCATCAACCTCAGCGATTGTGTTGATAAGACCAGACTGTACGATACCACGATCTTCGATAGCAGCGAAGTAACCTTCAGAACCATCGATGTCAGTAATACCAGAAGCAGTTACTTTCTCACCCAACAACATCATCATTTCACGCTTATCCATAAAGCGCTGACGAGTATCACCTTCTGATTTCAAGTACCAGCGGTAGTCACCGTTACCCAAGTTAATCCAACCGATGTTGGTAGCTTGAGAACCAGTCACACTGTATACTTCCTTCATAATCATAAAAGGATTCGTGCGCTTAGTGATACCGCTTTCAATGAATTCTCCTGGTTGGTCAGAGCCTTGTGAGTACAAGTTACCGATAACAGGTACAGAAGCAGAAGCGTTCAATGAAGCAGCAGAGAAACCGTCAGAGCTTAGTGCAGTAAGGGTGATAGCAGCACTTGAGATGCCTGTTACCAAAGCACGCTCAGAACCGTTAACCAATACTACGTCTTGTAGACGTACAATTACATCACCAGCAGAAGCAGCAGTCAATACTACAGTTGCATCAGCAGCAGTGATAGCAGCCATAGAGCCAGCTTGCTTCTTGTGCAGACGCTCTTCTTCCCAGTACTGTACTTCATCGTTAGTAGCAACCGCTTTAGTAGCGCCTACCAACTGCAAGAAGCCAGTGATACCTTGATTACCGTAAGTCTTAATAAGTGCATCACGGTTATCTGGTTTGTTTACCAAGTCGTACAACGAAATGTATTTCGCTGCATCTAATTTTTGCAACTCAAAGTTGTTGCCAGCAGGGTTAGAACCAGCCAACCCATACGTTACATTACCTAATGTAGCCATTTTCTTTTATTTTTTAAATCTTGAACGTAAGTCCGTTATCATTTAATCCGAGAGCTTGGCGTACTTGTTCTTCTATGCTTGGTCCTTGACCTTGTCCAGTATTAGCGGTTTCGTTTGGCTGTTGGTACTGTACGTTAGCAGCTTTATCAACCAATCCACGCTGTCCTTCTCCAAGTCCTTGCTGATAAGCAGTCTTAACGATCGTTTCGATGTTATCTAGAACCGCTTGATGCATATTCCACTTTTCAAAGTCCCACTGTCCATTGTCTGAGACGTAGCTAGAGAAAAAGTCTTCAATCTTCTCATTTTTAGACTTAAGCTGAGACTTGTAGTTATCTTCCAATCCGAATGTAAACGCTTTGTCTTTTGTTACCTGAAACTCAATGCCATCCAGTGCATCAACCTCGGCAGACATAGTGCCTAGCCATTCATCATTTACGATACCTTCGTACTCTTCTTGAGGCTGTTGCTGTTCTTGACGAACAGGAGCAGCATACTGAGAGCGCAAGCCTTCAATCTCTTGTCTAGCTTTGTCTGCATCCATCTTGAGCTGAATCTGTGACAAACGAACTTCATTCTCCTCGTACAAATCTGCGTCCAGTTTGTATTTATTTTCAATGAGAAGATTTAAATCGCTATCAGACAAATCACCATACTGATTCCGTAGCTGTGTTTTAACCGCACTTACATCATCCATTTCGGATGGGTTCATAGCTTGGTATCTAAACCAGTCTTGGGGATCACGACCTGTCTTGCTGACGAATTCATTAATCGCAGCTACACGCTCATCAATTTCTACAGACGTATCTTGAGTTCCTTGGATTTCATCGAAACTACTAACTTGTCGACCTAGCCTTTCGCTTAGGTATTCAAGCATCGTAGCCTCCAACTCTTCCTCGGAAAACTCTTCTGTTTCTTGTAAAGAACTTTGAGGCATTTCTTCTACAGCTTCCTCTTGCTGTGTTGCTTCTTGAACTACCTCTGGAACCGGTTCTTGTTGTACCTCTTCTTGTACAGTTTCTTGTACCTGTTCTTGTACATTTTCAACAGGAGCCTCCTGAGTCTGTTCTTCTACTACTGGAGCTTCGTCTGATACAGACATTCCCATATCTCCGACTAATGCTTCCAAGTCCTTGTTTAAGTCGCTCATTTTAAATAAATTATAATTCTGTACAAAATTACACAAAAAAAGGGATACATTTCTGTACCCCTTTGTTAGTCAGTTGTTTAACCTATGATCGGTAACGTTTTACTTTACGTGCGATGTTTTTAGGTTGTTTTACAAACTGTTTGCCTTTTTTGTTTCCCTCTGCTTTAGCTCTGTTGGTAGCTCTTTTTTCTGATGGGCTTAGTGCTTTCCACGCTGCATCTGGTAAGTAACGCTTCTTTCCTTCGGATTTACTACCGTCCGAGGTTCTCCATTTTTGCTTACTCCATTTAGACAGACTGTTGGATGCTTTCTTAGCCCCTTTGTACCCGCCTCCAGACTTCTTATATCGTGCTGTAGCAATTTGCGCCTTACGTGCGCTCCATTGTCCTGCACGACCACCCTTAGTACCAGCTTTTACTGCTGCTACAATTCGTTTCCATTTTGCCGGGTTTGTCTTTTTAGCGGTACTCATAGTTTACTTAGCTGCCACAGGCGATACAGTCTTCGGGATTTTCAAGGTTACAAGTTGGTTGTTCTGCTGTTTCTAGTTCGTTGACGAAATCTGCAAAGCTGTCGCTCATCGGTAAGTATTTATAAGTTAGACAAAAACGAGTTACAAATTTACTGATTTTATCTATGCTTATTGAAGTACTCCATTATCTCCTCCTCAAGTTTTGCATCCATCACATAATTACCCTCATACTCAACACTAGCAAACGTTCCCTCACCTTCTTCTACAATTTCCACCTTGTATACCACCCCATCGTAGTTTACCTCAAACACCTCTATTCTCCTTAGCATAGCGATATCTTCGTTAGACTCAAACACCTTCTCTATATTCTTGTGACTGATGTCTGGTAGGTTGTTTAATCTAGATACATACCTAGCATAGTTTCTTCCCTGTGTGTCTACAATGAAATTCTCCTTGAGTGTAGTCATTATGTAGAACTGCTGTCTCTTGTCTAGACCACCCGCATCAAAGCGACCCGTGAACTTTACAATCGGTAAAGACATAATTACATCCTGCAACTCTTTCCTTAAATTGTTAAAGTCTATAGCTGTAACTACCTGCGAAGGACTTGATATATTAGAGTCAAAAGGCAGTCCTATGAGTCGGTAGTATGTTTCTAGACCTACTCTTTCTTTTATATGTTTAGTCTTTATCTGTCGCATACTTAACACCCATAATAGTACCTACAATACTAAACGCATTAGTTAGCAGTATACCAAACATATTAGACCAGGTACTGCCTATAATCTGTGTGTCTGTACCTGAGGCTATCGCCCAGCCGTACATCAGGGTAGTAAGCACACCCACACCTACAATCACCCACAAGGCTACCTTTACAATAGTGCTGATGAGTTCAAACTGTGTACGCTTCTGCATCACCTCTAGGTCTTCTAGCGCCTCGTCACGCAGTTTCTTTGTCTCCTCTAGGGAATTCTGCAACTCTAGCACCAACGCTTCCTTTACCACAGCTGCCTCTTCAAGCTCTTTGTTTTGCTTCTGGACTTGCTTGGTAATCTGTAGGCGTTTCTTCCTAGCTGTTATGTCTTTGCGTTTACAATCGTCAATGTATGCCCTGACATCGGGATCGGAAGTGTCAGCCAATAGCTTGACAAAGTTTCCTTCTATGTAAACTTTCTTAGCTTTAGCCTTTATTATAGCCTCCTTTACCGTGTCCTTAGAGCTTATCATCTATATACCTTGAACGGATTTGTTTTGTCCTTATACCCCTCGTAGTCTTTTTTAAACTCCTCTAGTCTTGGCTCAATGTCGTCAGACTTGATAATCCAAAACTGTGCGCCTGCCTTCTTAGCTTTCTCAATCTCTTGGTTGTCGTCAGAAGAAGAGATGATACCAATCACACAGCCGTTGCCGTAGTCAAAGTTTATCTTACGAATCATTTCAATGCCGTCAAAGCTAGAGCCTATGATGTTGAGGTCTACGAATACACACTCTGGGCGTTCATCGTTAGGGTCGTCAGGGAACCATTCCTTGAACTTTTTATCTGCCTCGTCTGAGGAGTCTAGTGCCTCTAGAGACAGTGTTATATCTAGGATGCTGCACGCATCTTCAAACACCAAATGGAATAGGTCTTCATCGTCTATAAGTAGTATAGAGTTTATCATTGTTTAATCTTTATAAGTAGTTTAGTTCCGTGTTCCTGTTTATCTGCTCGGATTGTAAATCCGTGTTCTTTCAATATTGCTAGACATATGTTTAAACCGAGTCCACTCCCCTGCTCCCTCTGCCCTTTCTTACGGGTGTACGGCTTAGAGTATTCTACAAAGTCTTGCTGACTCATCCCACGCCCGTTGTCCTCAACACATAGGTGGTTATTGTCTTGCATATATATAGATACAAATTTAGTGGAGCTATCGTTATACTTTAAACCGTTGCGGATCAAGTTGTCAATAGCTGTACAGAACAAAGGCTCGTTTACCGATATAGAAGGTAACAAACCTATTTTCACTTGCTTTATATAAGATGTGGCTTTTAGATATTCGGTAAGTATCTCTGTAAGATTGCACACTTCTTTATCAAGCTGTGCATCTTCTTTGACGAGGTTGGTAAACTCCTTGACTCCTGAGTATACCTTTTGGGTGTGTCTTAGCCCTTCTTCAAGCATCTTTAAGGGAGCCTGTATCTTGAGCTTCTTAATGTCTTCGTCTGTTATTCTACGCTTGAGCGAAGTGAGTCCCCTAGGCATATATGTGTTAATACCTGAGTGCATATCGTGACGGAGTATCTTCGCTGCGTGTTCTAGGTAGGAGTTCTTTTGGTTTACCAAGTCTTCAGCCTCGTGCTGTGGAGTGACATCTGTGGCGATCTTCATTACCTTTCTGTACTTACCGTCCCTGCCTTTTACAGGGGTGTAGTGACCAAATACCCATATCTGGTTACCGTTTTTATCTACACGCTCAAACTCCCCGCTGATGGTTTCACCGCTAGCCAACCTTCTCCAGAAGTGAGCGTACTCCATACTCTCCGCATAATCTTTGGGAACCAGTCTGCTGTGTGGCATACCTTTTACAGCTGAAGCGGTATATCCCGTAGACTTGCAGAAGTTGTTGTTTACAGACTTTATGATGCCGTCCATATCCATAGTAACGACTATGCTAGAGCTGTCAATAGCACGAAGCTGTATGTCTATGTTTTCTTCCTTAATCTTTGTAGAGGTAACATAGCTGTATACCACGTAGAAAAACGGTGGCATAAACAAGATTACACAAGCGTAACCAAATTCAGCGAGAAAGTATGTGGGTTCACAATACCTTAGTACAATGCACGTTTGTACAGCAAAGAATGTGAGCATAATGACAGCTGACACACCCAAGCATATTTTTGCTATACGATTCATTCATTTTTCTTGCGTAAGAAATACCAGCGTTGCGCTGTGTAGCCTATAGATATAATAAGCAGCATAATCTTTAGAGCCATCTCAACTTGTGAGAAAGTTATTGCAAACGTACTTGCGTTTAAGAGCATTACTTTGATGTCAGTTTCAGTCATTACCACTTAACCTTATTCGCCCAATACGCAGCAGACATTTTGCCTTTGGCGATGTTCTTACGATGACGTGCTTTGAACGATGCACGTTTCTTTTTCATACGAGAAGACTCACCAGCCTTAGGCTTTCCAGCTGTGCTTGCACCTTGCTCTCCGAAGCGTATAGTCTTTATTTTATCGCCTACCTTAGCAACAACGATGTGCGACTTCTTAGGGTGGTTGGGTGTACGCTTAGGCTTGTTAAAACCAGATACCCCAGCACGTGCAAGTCTTGAGTCTTTCTTCTTTGCTTTCATTTGACAAAGATATAAAAAAAGAGGGCTACATTTCTGTAACCCTCTCATTGTAAGTGTGTTGCGAGTGAAGTTATTCTTCTACTGTCTCGGCTTCTTCTACAACCTCTTCGTACTCCCCAGTGTTGAGGTCTACAGAGATTGATCCGTAAGTGTCTTCAAGTGACTTCTGTGCAGCAGCCATAGCCTCTTCCATAGAGACTACTTGAAGCTGTGCTTTGTACGCTTGGTTAGACAAATCGCCAAGAATAGTCTTAGCTTGATTGAGGTTAGATACCGCAGTCTGGATAGACTTTAGTTCCTCTTCCGTGAGTTTAGCTTTGTCAGCCATAGTTTAAATATTTAAGTTAATTAACGTGGTACAAAGATAATGCAAATATCTATTTACCTGACTATTCGGCAGCTTCCTCTTCTGGTTCTGCAATAGTGCGTGTTACAGAGCTTGGGCTAGCCAATTCTGTCAGCTGTGAATCTAGAGAAGCCTCTAGTTCAGATACACGCTCAGTACCCATAGCAGCCTTGGTCCAGTCAATCATATTCTGATGTGTTACTGAATCAAAAGCAGTAAAAGCCCCTAGGTCAGAAGTCTCTAGAGTTTGTGTACCGATTACGGTAGCTGAATTAGTACCGTCCGAACCTGTTACTCGCCAGTGTACGTTGTATACTACGTCTGACTCTGTGTTTGCAGGATCTTGTTCGTCTGTGTGAGATGGGTACGTGTCTACTGTGCGACAGTCCCAAGTGTAAGTGTTAGGCATTTTTAAAAATGTTTTATGTTATAACGTTACAAAGATAATTAATTTTAACAAGCTGATACAGACTCAATGTAGCACTCTCCGTTAGAACCCTCTAGCAGATACACAGCATAAGGCACATTACCGCCATCAACATCTTCGTACTTGTACCAAGCTCCAAAGCCGTCACCAGGAATTAAATCTGTAGTTAGCCCTGTATTTGTAAATAACTGATCACCAATAGCTGGAGTTGAAGAAGTACCGTTCTTGTAAACAGTTGTTTCTACCTCAAGTCCCTCACAAGCTTCATTACTAGCGCTTTCTGCTCTTCCTGAAATTCTTCCTTCGTATCCTGAAGCTGCACTATGGTCATAGCTGTACCATTCACTCATAGCCGCAGGGTTACTAGCGTTAGGATAAGAAGAGGAAGCGGTATTTATCGTAGCGTATGTGCCGTTTTCTGCGTCATCAAGAGAGATGGTAGCGGTACTAGACCGCCCCAACTCTGTGTTTATCTGAGACATCTTTATCTCTCCACTACTTTGTAACATAGTCTCTCCATTTATAGCCAAAAGCTTTGGTTCTTTTTACAAATATTCTTTTACCTCTAGTTTTTCTGTATCTCCCCCCGTTTATAACCTCTCTTATTTCAGATGCGTTTCTTGGGTTTTTCCCTATATATCTAAGAGCATCAGATATTGATCTATGAACTTTAATTAAATCACCTTCAAGTGTGTATTGACAAACTGGTTTATGTCCATAACCATCTCTTCCTTTTGAGGATAACCCTATTTTTCTTTTGTGTTCTTCCGTTTTAGGTCTTTTTGTGGATTCTATAAAATTCCTTTTACCTTGTTCTGAAATGCAATTCCAAGTTGTTCCTCCTTGACCTTCTTCAATAGTTATGTTACAAAAAGTTGAATCATTAATAATATCTAAACATAAAGATATTTTTTTGGCATAGTAAGCAAATCTTTTTGAATCTGAATCACTATAAAGAACATATGTATCTATATCATCTTTTGTGTAGCTGTACTTAGTTATGTGTCTCTTCCATACTTTTCCGCTACCCATATATGTATATGGATCTTTAATTGTTTTGCCTAAGTATTTTTTACCTTTTGGTGATATCTTTAAATACAAGTGAATCATCTGTTCGCAATAATTGCTTTTAGTTCGTCAATCTGTTGTTGCTGTTCTTTCATCGCTTCAATGAGTACACCTACAAGGTTGCCGTAAGCCACAGAATGCATTCCTTGGTCGTCTGTATGTACAACCTCTGGCATAACATCAAGCATCTCTTGCGCTATAACACCAATAGAACGCTCCTCAGAGCCTATCTTGTTGTATCCGACACCTCGCATAGCCTTAACCCTGTCAAGTGCGTTAGGGATCGTTTCTACGTTTTCTTTAACACGAGCATCCGAGTAAGCAATTACATCACCTGTAGCACGGATAGTTCCAGTTACATCAAGGGCGTATGAAGGTGTGGTGTCGTTGATTCCGACATTACCAGCATCGTCTAAGAATACTTCAGTGTTTCTACCAGCTGTAGTAAGCGTTAAGTTTGTTACGGAATCAGTACCTGCTATGTCTCCTATAACTAGTGCAGCAGAGGCTTTATTTATAATTGATGCACCTTTAACAGCTATGTCTCCGTTTACATCTAATTTATGAGAAGGGCTAGTAGTACCAATACCTACGTTGCCTCCAGATTTGATATAAATGCCCTTAGCGGTTGTGGCGGACATAGAAGTTAGAGCTTCTGTTACAATCGCAATGTTTTGCTCTGAGTTCCAAGCGCCTATTTGTATTAAATCTATAGATCCTCCATATGCAAAAAGACTAACGCTGTTTTGTCCTGTGTTAACCCAACGTTGTATTTCTTGTCTGCTTCCATTATTTGATGTTGGTATTTGTACGTGTAGCTTACTAGAAGGACTCGTAGTTCCGATACCAATACCAACGTTGCCTGCTGAGGTAACAATCATAGAAGTAGAAGCTCCTGAGGCTGTTCTGAAGTAGTGGTTACCACCAGCATCATAAAAAATGTTATTAGCGTTTGCTTGAAATCTTAAAAAACTAGTAGGTGCTACTAAATCTAATATACCTGGACCCGTTACTGATGATGTCCTTATTCCACCGTTTACATCTAGCTTGTAAGTAGGACTAGTAGTCCCGATACCTACGTTACCGGATGTCCCATCAATCGTTAAACGTGTACTATTGCCAGCGTTAAATGTAAATGCGCTAGTGCTATTATTATATATTAACCCAGCGTGATAATCATCATCTGTATCCCCCAATAACAACCCCGCGGTACCACTAGTATTTGTCTTAGCTTGAAAGTATGCAGCTGTTGTACCTTGTATTCCTACCAATGCACTAGCATTGAAAGGGTCACCACTATCAGTACCAACTAATATATTTCCTCCTTCAACGTGAAGCTTCTGACTAGGACTATCAGTGCCGATACCTACGTTACCGCTGTTATTTATATAAATAGACATATAGTCGGTTTTAAAGTCTGTGTAAGACTTAGACCATCCAGATGAGTCAGACGCACCGCTATATATTCTCATCCCATCGCTATGGTGAGCAATCATAGACCAATCAGTAGAACTGCCTCCAGCGTGTACAAACACGTTGTTTACATTGTCGTAAGTTATTTGGTCATCATCACGGCTAAAGCGCACGTTACCACGCATATATCCGTTTTCAGCTTCGTTTTGAATACCACCGATAGTAATATGCCCAGCAGATGCAGAATTGTTTACTACAATTTGATTCCCACCGTCTACTTCAATGTCATTGCTGTATAGCGTACCTCCAATCCCTGCGTCTCCAGATACATCTAATTTGTAAGACGGACTCGTAGTACCAATACCTACGTTGCCATCGTGATGGACACGCATTCTTTCAGAGTTCTTAGTCAAGAATGATACTACACCATCTACACCACTACTACCTGCTTGCACTTTAATAAGGCTAATCAGAGATGTGTTATCCCCTATTTGTATAGTAGCAGAGCCGTCAGACCTAATAAGATTTCTTGAATATCCATTTGTTGCAAACTTACCAGACAATCCTACCCCTGCCGTATTCATATAAATAGCAGCGCCACTATTGTCATATCCAAAGGTATCTCCGGATGTAACGCCTATAGACCCTGCAACATCCAGCTTAGCCCCTGGACTAGTAGTACCAATACCAACGTTACCGTTGGCTATAATCCTAAATCTATCAGTATAGGTAGAAGTCCCAGTATTCCAATGCCCTATCTGTAAGATTTCTCCATTAGGAACTACAATATCACCAGTTGAATCATCACCACCATCTAATAGTAATTGAGGAAGATTATAATTATTAATGTGTAACGCAGCTTGTGGACTAGTCGTCCCGATACCTAGATTACCATCATTAGTAAGCCTCATTCGTTCTGTAAACGTACCTGACAAATCTCTACCGAACAGCATATCAGCATTATTAGCTGCTAATATTGGATTGTTACCGCCATCATTACCAATGTAAATTGCTGCTGTATTATCTGCTTGTCTGTTTACAGATATACCGTTGTTATGCGAAGTAGCTTTTACGCTGAATCTAGCATATGCATTCGTTGTACCTACAGAAACATTACCGTCTGCGTGTATACGCATACGTTCGGTAGTATATTGATAATTATTAGTACCTCCAGTAAGGAACTGTATAGTATTCCTAGACATTACCCCTAAGTCGTCATCTTCTAGTACACCCATAGCCATTAAAGGAGCATCTGAGCTTGTTCTACTAAAAGTAAAACCTACCCCTGGATTAGCTACTGTTTGATGTGATAGTTGACCAACTTTAAAATTAATATTTGCTCCATCCGATACTACAAACTTTTCGTCTGGACTAGTAGTTCCAATACCTACGTTGCCAGCTTCAGTAATTCGCATACGCTCTACGTCAGCTCCACTAATTACCGAACCAAAAATGTGGTCATTATTAGGGAAGTAAAGTATGTCGCTTGAAGAGTTAGAGGATATTCTGCTATTAGCGTTGCCTAAGTATAGTGATTCGCCATTACTAATATAAATATCACCTGCAACATCTAATTTATATGATGGACTAGTCGTGCCAATACCAACGTTGCCTCCGTCAAGTATAGTTAGAACGTTACCCGTATCATCAAGTCTTATATTAAAATGCGGTGTGTCAGCACGCAACTCCATCGTAGGCTCAGAATTGATTCTAGTGTCGTAAATGTTAAGCTGTGCGTACTTGGCTGCCGCTTGAGAGTATACTGTAGCTGTTGGGTAAGAATCCGCTTCAAATCTAGCTACCTCCCAAGAAGCGTCCTTAACAACGTGTAAAGAAGTACTAGGACTAGTTGTCCCGATACCTACGTTGCCACTACCATCAATACGCATACGTTCAGAAGTGTATGGGTTTCTGAACACTAATGCCCCTGAACCTGCTTGTGGGTCTAAAGCAATATCAGCGTACTCTTGTGTAGAAGTACTGCTCAAAGCTTGGAACCTCAAAGAGGATTCTTCCCCAGCACTAGAGTTTTGAATTCTCATAATAACTCCAGTAGTACTATCTGCTACGTGAAGTCTAGTGTTAGGACTAGTAGTTCCGATACCCACATCGTGTTCATTGTCCATAAGCAACCCTATAGTGCCGTCTACCCCTAGACCTATAGCTGAACTCGCATTTGCATTTTCAGGATCTGCGTGGATATAAACCTTAGAGCTGTCCCAAACTATTCTGTGGTCTTGACTAGAAGAGTAACCGAATCTAATCTCAGGGTCTGTAGAGCTGTGTACAGTTAAAGGAGCATCTGGACTAGTAGTCCCGATACCTAAGCCATTATTATTAAGAGCCATTTTAACATCACCGCCTTGTTGCCCCCATCGCCAATTAGGAGATGATGAACCAATAAGGTTGTACTGATAAGGACCGTCTGTATATATATAATGAACTTGATTAGTTCCTTCTCTTAATGCAATACCACCAGTATTTGTCCCATCGCCATTAACCTCAAGTTTAGCCCCTGGACTAGTTGTCCCGATACCAACGTTGTTAACTGCGAAGTAAGAATTATCTTCAGCGTTAAGCATTATTTTAACATTACCGCTCTGATCTCTTACATCAAGGTACTGTTTACCAGAACCTCCACCCCACACCTCTATTCTTTGATTAACCCTTAATACAGCATCTGCGTTTAATACTGTAAACGCTCCATCATCAGCAAAGCTGATAGAATTAGTTGAGTTAGCTTTTATAGTTAACTGAGCATTAATGTTCTTATTTTCCGCCATTGTTTATGATTATAAGTATTGTGTGTCTATTGCTGCACCCACGTGTTCTATTGTTACATAAGGGCTATAAGCCTGTGAAGCTGTTCTTGCTTTGAATGTAAAGGTAACAGTCGTTCCATTACCTGAATCGGTTACGTCAAATGCATTTGTGCCTTCATCTATAACTTTTGTTGGATACCAGTTACCGCTAGCGTTGTAACAAGCGTATACTACTCTCTGGTATTCACCCGCTCCACCGTGTATCTCAAATACAAATCTTGCTGAAGCTCCGTTACCAGAAGTCCCAAGACCTGCAACAGCATTACCTGTTGTATTAAGCGAAGCGTATCCTTTAGTGTATGTAGTCTTACCACCGATTCTCGTAGCACCATTAACGTCTAGTTTAGCCACAGGAGATGTTGTCCCGATACCAACGTTGCCCGAAGTGTCTATACGAACTTTCTCCGTACCGCTAGTATACAAGCCCATATATGATGCTCCACCATCAATACCCATTTGTCTAGTGGTGCCATAAGACCTAGCCCAAACGCCAAACTCTGCATTGATATGCTTGCCCTGAACTTTTAAGTCGTTTACTGCAAAGTCAATAATCTCACTATTACTGTCTACAATGTAACCCGATAGTTTTATGTTGCCTGCTACATCAAGCTTATAATCTGGACTCGTAGTCCCAATACCAACGTTGCCTGAAGTTAATACTGTTATCTTAGCACCATCATTGGCGCCAATGTACATAGTGTGGTTTGTCTTGGTTCCAACCCACCCATAAGAAGTAGACGATTGAACCATTGTTGTTACCGAGCTTCCACTTTCAGTAACTTTTAATTCTGTCAAAGTAGAACCACTTACTTCTAATTTGGATGAAGGACTAGTAGTACCAATACCTACGTTACCTGTATTATTTACGTTAAGTCTCCAGGCTGAATTGCCCCTATCATATAAACCAAAATTATTTGCAGCATTGTCTAAATACCATTCGTATTTACTAACACCTGATTTTGCAAAAATCAATGAAACATCAGTTGAGTTATCTATTGACGCATTACCTCCAAAAATGTGTAACTTTTGTGCTGGACTAGTCGTTCCAATACCAACGTTGCCTGCTGCTGTAACTATCATTCTGGTTGCGGTTCCAATTCCAGTTCCGCCACCTGTTCCTCCTGATAGTTTAAGTAAGTACTTATCAGATGAGTTTTCTGTAGAGTCTACAGCTATACCATATCCTGCACCGTGAGACATATAAACATTTACGTCTTCATCGCCTGTTGCGTTTTGGAAAGAGTATCCCCATCCTGACTCTGCTGACAATCCGTGAATGTGGTAAGCTGGATTGGTTGTCCCGATGCCCACTCTACCTGCACTAGTGATACGCATACGCTCATTAGTACCATTAGTTCTAAAGTACAAATGCTTGTCAGTACTTGCGTAAATATCTGCTAATGCTGTTCCTTCTGAGTAAAACTCTAAAGAAGCACCGTGTCCACTAGCAAAAGTTTGTCCTTCAATTCTTACTTCACCCCATCCATTATTTCCTTTTACGTGGAGTTCAGTTTGCGGACTAGTGGTCCCAATACCTAAGTTACCTGAGTTATCTATACGAACTCTTTCTGTAGAACCTGTTTCAAATGTTAATACACGAGATGTATGACCAATAACAAAAGAAGTATCTGGAGTAAGCTGATCTTCAGATCTAATATAACCATATCCTGTACCTCCTGCCTCTTCTATAGATATACCAACGAATTCTCCAGAAACATTAGTAGACTTGTCTAGAGTAAGTTTGTAACCGCTTCTAGGAGCGGTTGTCCCGATACCTACGTTGCCTCCGTTAATAAATGAATCTCCATACGAACGGAACATTATTTTTTCTACAGCACCGCTATATGCTTGTATATAACCACCGCTTGAGTTTTGACCTAATCTAGAATAATTGTTACCGTTGTATTGAGATTTAATGTTGCCTACTACATCAAGCTTTTCACCTGGACTCGTAGTCCCGATACCAACGTTGCCAGCTGAAGTGATACGCATTTTCTCAACAACAGCATCAGAACCTCTTCTTGTTCCAAATGACATATAAGAGTTTCTGTCACCAGCTTGATCCCAAGCTTGCTCTTTACCCACTATTATACTACCAGCGTCATTTTGACCTGGAACATAACTTCTGTAATGTCTAAATCTTATTTCAGATGTTTCTGCACCACTATCGTCCGTATTGGAATTATCTATTGTTAATGCAACTAAATTAGAATCAGTAGAATTTAAATTTAATAAATGACTAGGACTAGCAGTCCCGATACCAATGTTCCCTCCGTTATCATAGATAGGGGAATCTGTTAGCGTACTTGAAGTCTCCCACTTAGCCAAGTAGTTCCCTGTACCGCTACCACCTGTAGGAGATCCTTGTACAGCCGTTTCAATGACGTTTCCGCTACTATCTACAGCTAATGCATATGCAGCTGTGCCTGTGAAGTTATTGTTCCCGTATGAGGATAAAAGTACACTTCCGTTTGACTTTATTCTTAACCGCTCTACATTATTGCCATCACTAGCTGATGTATTAAGAGTAACATAAGAAGCACCGCCAAGGTCTTGAGAATAAATATTTAAAGAACCAAAAACACCTGGACCATTTGTAGAGCCATCAGTTTTATACCCTTCAAACGCACCTACTAATTCATCAGCAGCTAATGATGTTTTTGTGCTTTTTATTCTTATTTTTTGACCTGAAGCCCCAGATATTTCTAGCTTGGTACTAGGATCTGTAGTACCAATACCGACATTACCACCGTCTTCAATGTAGAACACGCTAGTACCATCGTCTTGGACATCCATAATGTCCTGTGAACCTGTCTGATTGATAGTTACAGCTGGACCAGTACCATCGTTAGTTACGTTCCACTGCTCTGTAGTGTTTACATCTGTATCAATCTGTGTATATGATCCGTTGACGGTGAGGTCACCTTCAATGCGGACGTTACCTGAGACGTGTAGTTTCTCTGATGGGGAAGCGGTTCCAATACCAACGTTACCACTACTGTTAATTCGCATTACAGCGGTAGAATTGTTATAGAAAGTATGTTGACTTGATGCAGAATTGTATCTATTACCACCGCCACCTGTCTCGGTTCCAATAAAGCTTTCCCAAGTGCCGTTTGTATTGTGTGCTTCAAACCCAGCAAAACCAGAATTTACAAATCTAATTGTTCCATCTACGTGAAGAGTAGAATCTGGACTAGCAGTCCCTATACCTACGTTACCTGTTGTGTTGCTTACTGTAATTCTAGTAGTACCCGAAGTTTCTAATGATAAATCTTCATCATAAGAGCCAATTTTACCAGAATTGACCTGCAACTCAGTACTCATATAAATTACACCAGCGTTAGTGGTATAATAAGCATAACTGTCATTTACATATATCTGAGCAAACTTACCGTTATTTGTGCCTCCTATACTTTTAATAATCCCAGCTACTACAAGCTTATCGTTAGGACTCGTAGTTCCGATACCTACGTTGCCAGAAGAATTTATAGTTACAAAAGTATCGGTATTATATCCAAACCTATGATTAGCTGCATCAGTATATATACCTGCATAGCTAAAAGAATTATCACCTATGTAAAGATATTGAGTAGCATCATTAACCGGATTGATTTGAGCGTATTGACGGCTAAAGTTTATACCATAGCCAGTTACCTCAGTATATTCGCCATCGCTAAAATAACTTCTAATCTTGCTATTATCTGTACCATCTCCAACTTGAAGATTAACTTCTGGACTCGTAGTGCCAATACCTATGTTACCAGCTTCAGTTAAACGCATAATCTCAGAACCTCCGCCAGCATTTCCGTTTGTATACCAAGCAAAATATCTGTTAGTATCGTCATTATCTGAGTCAATATTAAACGTCATATTTTCATATGAGTTTATATGACCAGAACTAGTATTAGCAGTGCCAAGATTAATTATACCACCAGATACAGAGATATCATTTACAGTAATATTATTAGTCGTAGTATTCCCTCTATCAGTAACCGAGTCTAAAGTATCTTCAATTGTGTCTGAGTCTACAGTAATGTTACCAGAAGCATCTGACTTGAGGTATCCCGCTCCGTATGCTCCGAGGTTAATCAGACCATTATTCTTAATGGTAACTCTTGTACCGCCACCAGTACCAATCAACATATAGTCGTTAGTGTGGTTGTATCTAATCCAACCCACATCTGAATCAGACTCATCACCAAAGAATATACTACCCAGCGCAGTACTAGGAGTAAAGATACTCATACCCCCATTTGAGGAATCGCTAAGTATTAAATTATCACCACCAGCAACAGCTGTAGTCTGCCCGCTATCTCCTCTAGATATTTCTAATAATGCATTAGGACTAGTAGTACCAATACCGACATTACCGCTACTATCAATACGCATTCTCTCGGTATCAGAAGTCCACAAACGTATATAATCAGATGCATCGCTACCGTCTATTCTTGCATTTGTTCCTCCCCATTGAATCTTGTACGTATCATCAAGTTGCAAATGACCTCCTGATACGTGTAGCTTTTGCGCTGGACTCGTTGTACCAATCCCAACATTGCCGTCAGCATCAACAATCATTCTTGTAGTGCTAGTAGTCCCGTCAAAGCCAATTAACTTAATAGTACCGTTAGAAGTGCCGTCCTGAGATGTGAAGTTTAGACTACCACCTATTTCGTCAATGAAAGCTAGTTGATTCGTACCGTCCGAATCTTTCATAGCAATACGAGCGTAGTTACCCGTAGCACCTACAATCTGTAAGTCGGCTGACCCGTGAATTGAGGATGTAGTGCCTATTAAAAGCTTACCTTCGTTTACTATTAGTCCTGTTCCATTGATGACTTGAACTTTATCAGAGCTACCTCCAAATCCAAATCCTACTATTGAGCCTGTTCCATCATAGGAATTACGAACAGATAGTCTTGTTGAACCTGCATCATCAAAACTTAATCCCCCATAATAACTAGTTGAACCGTCAGAAACTTTTATTTGAGAATCTGAAGAGTATCCAGTACTAGCTGACAAAACAGAAAGTTTTGCTATTGGGCTATCTGTGCCAATCCCAACTTTACCGTCAGCAGTAAACCTAGTATTGAACACTTGATTGCCTGTAAGGATATCAATATGCTCTTGGAAGCTGTCGTCACTAACAAAGTCTATAGACTGATGGTTTGTGCTATCTACTCTAAGCTGTAGCTTTAGCGTAGTGCTTTTCCAGTCCTGCTCCTCTAACGTAGCTGTTCTTACCTCTTTAACGTCTAGGTGGTGTCTTTCACCTTCAATAGTAACGTGTGTTAATGAGTCGCCATCTGTGTTACCCAACAGCTCACCCACTACGTGTAAATCAACTAATGGATTGTCAGTATTGATACCTACGTGACCACTATCGTCTAAGAATACTCTTGTAGATGCATCAGCTGTATTAAGGTCTAAGAAACCGATATCATCAACAGCGTCAATATCACCTATGATTACCTTATTCCCGTCTTTGTCAATAAGCGCAGCGCTGTCTATCGCTATAATACCGTGTACATCAAGCTTATCACTTGGGGATGTTGTACCGATACCTACATTACCTGTAGAGTCAATGCGCATACGCTCATTGCTCTCACCGTCTGCAAGAATAATCGTATTTGAAAGGTCGGTAGGCAATCCAGTAATCTTACCGATAACAACGTTATAGCTACCTGTGGTAACTCCATTATTACCGATACCGATCATAATGTTTCCAGTACCCGTGGTAATACCACTACCCGAAGCTTGACCTAGAGTTGTGTTATCCGAGCCTGTAGTTAGGTAGTACAATGCACCATTACCAATACCCGTGTTCTTGGCAGCTGCACCATTCATCTGGATACCCGCCTGAGAACCCAACATTGTGTTGTATCCTCCTGTAAGCTCTGTATAGTATGGTCCAGCGTATGAACCTATAAAGGTGTTTTGTGTGGCGTTATCTCGCATCCCCGCAGATGTACCTACAGACAGTGCATAAGAAGCGTTAGCAGAGTATCTTAAAGTGTCCTCACCAAGACCAACAACAGCTGCTCCAGTAGATACATTCAATGAGTTTTTACCAAGCGCCAATGAACCGTCTCCAGCATCCGCTGCCATAGCACCCTCACCAATAGCAATGTTGTCTTTTTGATCTGAAGCTCCAGAGCCAATGGTATGAAGTCCAACTCTAATGTTGTCGGCATCAATGTCTAACCAGTAAATAGGGGCAGTTCTGTTGATACCTGTGTATCCGTTCTCGTTCTGACGGATATATGGAGTGATAGGGAATCCGCTAGGCTGTGGGTCTGTAACAGTAACAGTCTCATCTGAGGCACGTACACGTGTTAAGATGTTGGTGTCTGCACCGTCATCGCTGAGGTTACCAACGAAGAAGAAATGGTTTATTGATCCGCCACCGCTAGGTCTAGCTTTTAGCGCAAGATACTTGACACCGTCAATGTCAATCTCCTCAATCTGTGTGAAGAACAAGCTGTCACCAACAATCCTAAATTCACTGAGGTCAAAGTTATTTACGTTGCCCGAGTCTTTAGATACTTGAGCAACAATATCTATATATCCGTTGTTATTGAAAGACCCTGCGCTTCCTCGTGAGAAGTATATCCTACCTGTAACACCTGTAGCATCCTGATAGTAGTCTGATTGACTTTCGCCTTCCTCTAATTCTTCTTCCGATGGAATAGCCACCACTTGCTTACAGATAACAAGGTACTCATCATTAACACCACCTGCCCCCATACTAAAGCTAGGAAGCTCTTTAACGATATAATCTCCGTCTAAGAAGTCCGAGTCTCCAGAGAACTTAGTATCTCCCGTTACATCAAGAGCAACAGATGGGCTATCGTTATTGATACCTACGTTTGTACCAGTGCTAGTAATAACACTATCTACAAACTGAGCATTAGTATCATCCCACTTGCTTACCGTATCGTCAGTAAGATTCTCTGCGTTTCTAATGGAAATTTCAATGTCTCCAAAGTCTGGGTCTGTGTTATCCGCAGTAATGGTAATACCCTCGCCTTCTTCACTACCCGTAGTACCGACAGTGATCCAGTTAGCTCCGTTCCAATACTTGATTTCATCGTCTACAGTATCGTAGTATATCTGACCTTCAACAGGATCTGTAGGAGCCTCTGCTAAGTTTTGAATAGCAGCATTCTGTAGCTCGTTCTTTAGAAGGTTTATGTCGGTATAGAACTTTTTAGCCATCTGTCGTATTAGTTGAAGTGTGCAGTTCCTGTAAACGGCTCACTGAATGTTATTGTTACTGCGTTATCTGATAAGTGCTGGACATCAGCCTCTACCTCATAGCCTTCGTCATCTATAATAGTTACAGCTGGTTTCTTAATCAAGCTGTGGGTTACATTCCATACAGAAGCAGCGGTAGATTGAGTGTGTACATAACTCAAGTCACCACCACCCTTTAGACCACGAATGGAAATAGTATTCTCAACAGGTTGATTTACAACGGTTGACTTGTTGTACCCTGTCTGCTTTACGGTAATGCTAGTAGAAGCTCCGCTTTGTATTTGAATATTGTTACTCACTTACGTCTTCGTTTACTTTAAACACTCCATACATCCAAGTCACAATAGTTGAACCTTGAACGGACTGTAAATCGTAAACGTAGATACCTCCATCAATAGTAGCCATAATAGAGGCTGGTGAGGTAATTGTAAGTACACCGTTTGCATCACTAACAAAACCGAAGTCGTTGTCGCTATCATCATCAGAATCCCCACTTAGTGCAGCGGTTACTGAAGTGTCAGACTCACGAACCTGCATCACCCAGTCGTATCCAGTTGACAGGTCAATAACCTCTCCGTCTTCGTCTTTGAATGTAAGTTCTAATGTGAATGTATCGCCCTTTCTACAGGTAATATCTACTCTTGATGCTATGTCTAAGTTTACGCTGGTTGCCATATTGCAAATTTACTAATTTACTGGTTATCAAGTAATTGTGTTAGGTCACTTGAATCATCTTCTAACTCCCCTCGTTGACCTTGTCTTTGGGAGATCATTTTAGACTGTTCAACTGCCTGTTTCTTGACACGCTCGTCTTTACGGTCTTCCTTCATATCCTCTAGTCTCTTTCGGAAGTCTCTTTCTTGAGTTTTTTCAGCAATATCCATATTAGACTTAGCCGACTCTAGTTGCCCTTTTAGCTGATACTCTAGTTGAAGTAATTGTGCTTGAGCTTGAGCTTCAGCCTGAATCTCAGCAATCTTAGCTTGAGACTGCATTTGAATCTCTTGCATCTTTCCTTGAGAAGCAGCCTGTGCTGTTTGCTGATTCATCTGTGCCTGCATCTGAGAGTTTTGCTGTGCAATCTCTTGTTGCTGACGCATACGCTTTTTACGTCTGATGATAAGAAGTCGTTCTGCCTGATCTACATCTTTGAGCTGTCGTACAGCAATAGCATCTTCTAAGTCTATTTCTTTTTGAGAAAGAGCTACTTGAATGTTCTGTTCTAAGTAAGATTTTTCTGTTTCGTCCATCTCGGTTTGAACCTTGATTCCGAAATTATACATAGGAAGGTCTCCAAAAGAAGACAGTACCTCCATATTTGTTTTACCAATAGCCTTGGTATACACTTGATACAAGACCGAGTCCTGAGGTAGAATCTGCAAACACTTGACAATATCTTCGCAAACCCTAGCATACAAATACATAGATGCATTAGTAATGTCGTAGATAGCATTGTTACCAGCTGCAATAGCTTGCTGACGTACACCAACCAACTGCTCTCCCTTAGGAGATGTCCCGTCCATTACTTCATTAATACCCGTTGTATCACGGATAAGACGGAGATTATGGTTGTAGATACCAATAAGCTCATTGATATTACGGATGCTATTGTCCAAGCTCCTAACTGGAGGGTTCTGGAATCCACCTTCCGGATTCTTCGAACGATAGTAGAATACACCTGTTTGTTCATAGATGTCTTGTATATCTAAGGGTTGTAGTTCTCCTCCTTTGCCTAGCTGCACATTCTCTAGACCCTCGATGTCTACAATGAGACCATCAGGTTTAGCTTTAGCAATAGCTTGCTGTAGCTTTAAATGAGAAAGCTGCAACTGATCCGCAAACCCGATTACCGATCCAACAAGAGACTTAGGCATCATTCTGCGTAGGTTTGTAGCCACTACGGAGTAAGATAGTCTAGCCTTTGTTAAGTCGTGAGCGTTCTTGGGAATATTTTTCTTCTGACCGTAGTCAAAAATATAACCGCATCCTATGATATAGCTACCCCCGAACACAGTTTGGATATTCATATTTACAGGCTTTCTATCGTACACAGATTCCTTAGGAGGATTGTACTCAAAGCCCTTGTAGTAAAAGTTTGTGTTACCAAATCTAGACTGCTTCTCCTCAAAAATAATATCATCTGTAGAAAGGAATTCAAAGTCCATTACTTCAACGATAAACTCATCGTATCCATATGTGGTGCGATCTAGTGTTTCATCGTAGTATTTATAGCTGAGCTTATCGGCTCTATTTTGATATTTGTTTTTTACACCCTGAGCTATCTTTGCATACTGTTCTTCAGTAAGCTCATCACCAGCGATACGCTTGAGTTCCGAGATACTAATTTTTTTGACGTGTCCGGCATAAATGAGGTCACTAAATGTAGGGTCTTCGGTGTAACTATGAAAGAAGAACGCTGGGTCGATATACTCTTCTGTGATTCCATAGTTTGGGTCGTTGTTTCTTTTTACAACCCCCATACCACAGGTAACGAGGTCATTTACCGCTCTACGGTATACTCTCTGGTTAAAATCTGTCCACTCAAGAGTCATATTAGTACCAACCTGAGCAGCAATCTCGGCAGCTGTCTTTACGTTAGCATCCATAAAGATCTCAGCCTCTTCCGGTGTTTCAGGGATGTCGCTGAGGTCTATGCCAGTGTTTACGCCTAGGTTATTTAGCTGAGCAATAGTTTCTTTATTCTTAACCTTAAATAACTGTTCTGCTTTTTTCTGATCCTTTTCAGACTGTGAAAGAGGGTCAATGGCATTTACATTTGGATACGGTTTTTTTGAAAGAATGTTGTTTACTACAATCTTTACAAACTTAGGAACGATAGGAACTGGAGACCAGTCTAGGTTCAACAAAGTACCGTCACCGTTATTAGGGTCTAGAGAGTTCAGAATCTGCTTGTAGATAGAAGTATCCTGTGTACCATTCGCATAATCACGATTAGTCTCGAAGTCTTTCATTCTGCGTCTAAAGAGACTTCTTTCGTCATCAGATTGCCCCCATTGCTTTTCAATGGCTTTGGCATATTTCATACCGTAAGACTTTGATGTCTTTACAGAATAGTGTGCAAATGGATCGGGAAAGTTACCGTACTTCCCTTTGTCGTTGTCATTATTGTACATAGCGTTTCGCAGAATACTTCCTCGCAAATATACGAAATTAAAACGCTGTGTTTTAGCGTCTTATCTCCTTGCTGTATCTTCTAAAGAACTTCTTACCGTTAAAGTCTGATTTTTTCTTTTCGGTCTTAACTTTTTGTGCCGCAAGAAGTGCAAGACCAGCGCTAATTGTAAGGTCAAACTTTGTACGGTTGTCTATCTTGTATCCTATCCAGTCTTCTAAGGTTCTTTGAAAATACATCTTACCCATTTCTCCTGTTTCAGAATTTATCCCTACGTGTTCTTCTACGTAAGCTTCTATAGCGTGGGCGTGTGCTTGAATAACATCTTGGGAGTTGGATGGAATGCCACGAGTCTTTACATTAGCAGATCCGGGTGTCTTGAGGTGAGACGGTCTTTTCATTACATACTCCTCATATCCTCTTGACTCAAAGTAGCGCACAATTCCGTACTTGTTATTTTCTATCAATAATGGGTAGCCGTAGAACACGGCAGCCATCAATACGTCTTCGTAGAAGATTCGTGCCAAAGGAGGGCGAGAAGCGTATTCAGCAACAAACATATTGGCAGGAGCAGCGAGACTAAATTTGTTGTAGAGATGACAAGCCCCTTTCGAGCCTCTATTATCA